CACAGCGTTGATACCAGCAGCGATAATAGCTTTTGATGGTGTTCCAACTCTGTAAGAAACGCCTTTTGATGTTCTATTTTCATAAATCATCATGCCTTCGTTTCTTAATTTACCAACCATTGCAGCTGGTGATTTAAGGTCGAATTTGTTTCTTAATTGTTTCCAAGAAACATCTTGACCTGTTGCGAAAAGGTTTCTTACCTTTGTCGTCTTTGAAAGTTTAGCTCTTGCCATAACTTCATCTCCTTTTGTGTTGTTAAAAGTGTTCATAATATATTGTAACATAATTGTTACCTCCTCACATTGCGTTTAGTCGCCACTATTCGACCAGCAGAGCGTATTATAATAGTCTGATAGTCTGAATTCATTTATTGTCCTCGGGGTCAAAATCTGGTGTAAATTGTATATCTGCCATATCGGACAAATCTCTAATCTCGTCTTCTACATCTCTTGAAAAAGGTTTATGTGGTTTGTGATTGATATTTAAAACTTCATTATAATTTAATTTAGCACTTTTCTGTGTGCCTCTCATGTTAATAGAGACCATTTTATCAGCAAGTTGTTGTGCTGGGTGTGGTTTATTAAAATCACGGTAAACCAGTCCTCTAATGGCGTCTATTACAAGTGCCAAGTCAGCCGTAAAAGTTAGTTTATCAGTTCGTATTCCCATAGCCACAAATTTATCTAGTAGTGAGTAAGCAATCTCATCAACATTACCCTCAACAAACTCTTTGGTTTGTTTTTCTACTATTTTTCTGTGTTCTCTCTCATCAACATTTTTACCAACATTTTGTTTATCTTTAATTCTATTTGTTGGAAATAATATGATATTATCGTTGTCATTCACTAATAACTTCTCCCTTGAAATTAACTTTTTTCTTATCAGCAAAGTGTTCTACTAACTGATTATAACCACCAATCAATTCGCCATCAATTTTAATTTGAGGCATTGTTCTAACATTTTTACCAATGTCTTCAATTAATTTACTAGGGTCTGAACCAAAGTCTTTTTCTAAAGATTTCTCTTCGTATTCAAGGCCAAGATTATTAAGCAATGCTTTGGCCTTGGTACAAAAGACACAATTGTTTTTACTATAAACTACTATTGTCATCTGTTTTCTTTAGGTTGTCCCATGCCTTTTGACTTTCACCATTTAGGTTATATGCGTCAACAGCTTGTTCAATAGTGTAATTATACATCTTATTAAACTCGCCTAATGGCAATCTCATACCTATCCATGTTCTATAATAACCATTTTTAGTTAGAGTTACATCTTGAGCAAATATTTCATAACCTCTTACAGGTGTATCTGTAATAACATTTACTATTGCTGTCTCAACTTCGGTTACTACGGTTTTTGTTTCTGTTTTACCAAGTTCTTTGATGAATTGTTTTGATTCTTTATTCATCTCACCCTTGATAATATCTGCCAATTCAGATTTAGCCATCATTTTAGCTTTCTCAATTGACAATTGTAAATCAGGCGATACTGCTGTTGCAACACCAAAAATACATTGTTTATCATTGTCTTTACTATCTAACCATTTTAGGTCACAAGCTTTAGACTCATTGATATCAGCCATGTACCAAGCAGGTACTTTGTCAACTACATCACCTTTCTCGGATTTAATTTTATAGGTACTATTCATACTTGAACAAGCAGTTAAACTTGTTATTGCCAAAATGGCACCCATAGTTTTTAGTTTATTTTTCATCATAATTTATCACTCTCCTTCACATCATATACTAATTGCTGTAAAAAGTCAAGCGTGGATTGAACATAGCCTAACGCCTGGTCACTAGATACATCATATACGATAATTAAAACAAGAGCTACAATGATTAAATTTCTAATCATTACTTCACCTCCCATTCACCATTAGTATCTAAACACACTTTTCCTGGTGTCTTAAAAGCATGTCCTGACCGACTATAATATCGGCAGTATTCAGGTGTATTCACATCAACATAATAAAACTGAGCAAACAATTCCCAATAATTAGGACCATCATATGCTTTTCTACCGTCTGAACACTCCAGAATTTCTTGTTTAGTGATTGTGTCACCATTTTGTGTTGTTACAATTTTTATGTAACAATATTGGCCGTCAACTTTGTCTGGTTTAATAGACACAATCTCTGACCTTAAAATTTTCTCTCCACCTACAGCGATACCACTCATCAATAAAAATATAATTAGTATAAATGTCCATACCATATATCGCCTGTAATTATTAAATGGGTCAAACATATTTCTTCAACTCTTCTATACTTTGTTTTGTATTATATATGTCCTCTTCTAAAATGTCAATGGTAGATTGATTACTAGATAATTCAATCTCCTCTTGCTTTTCTTTAATTTCGTTCTCTAATTGTTCTATTTTTTCTTTATATCTACTCATGGTTTTTCAATCCATTGTCCATCAGGTAACTGACAAGCAGTACCAAAGACAACCTCCCTATTTACATTACCAATACCAATCAAAGGCCAACTACTTGATATATCTACCGTAGCGTCATAATCTTTACACTTGATAGGTCCTTGCATATAAGACCTAGTTACATGTATGATACCTGAATTACCTGTCTTACTATTATACCAATTTGTATAACTAGAACCAGTACCACTTGTATTTAAATGGTCAACAAATACTGCGTTGTGTACATCATAATCTGATTTGTACATAACATTAGCCCCTGCAAATGCACCTACAACAGCACAACCAGCAATAGCATAAGGGTCTGATATACCATTTTCTACACATACTGCTGTTGTGGTAGTGCCACCAAGACCTGCGCCTAAATGGCTTCTTGTCATACCACTACAATTTGTCAGGAACACCAATGATAGTCCTAATAATACTACCGATTGGATTGAATTTTTTATTTTCATTTGTTACCGAGCATGCTGTCGTGGTCAATACCAGAATAATCACCATAATTGTGTTTCTCATATGTACCTTTGTCTTGCGAAACCATAAAACATTGGTGTTGTATAGTTTCTATTGTATGATTTATCTCACTCTCATCCGCCTTGACAGGTCCGTATTTCATTTCACGCAACCTGTCAGCGTCCTTTTTTATAGCGTCAATCTTATCGCAAAAATCACTTATCTTGTGTAGCATTCTTCTTACTCTTAAATAAGTTTAGAATTGATTGTTTAGTATTTGCTAGTTGTACTTTGCTATCAGCCCAACTTTTAGTTTGATACTCAACAATTTTATTCTTTTCGTTCTCAAACCAGTTTAATACTGGATTTGCTTTAGCAACACCGGTAATCATTAAGAAAGCCGCTATTGCAACTACAAAAAACACTTTTTCTAAAAATGTCATACTTTCCTTCCTGCTGTTTTGATGTCCTCTTTGGCGACTACCATATAAGGACCTTTATTATAAGCTGGAGCAATTGTAAAGTTCTTACTCGCCTCAATCTTCCAACTATTGTCAGGTTTTGTCCCACCTGTACCAATTTTGTTTGACATTGGAACATCTGATAGAGTCTTCTCTCTTTCAAATGGCATTGTTCTTTCTGCAATGTTAATGGTATGTCTACCATCTGTTGTCAATTTAATTCTACCGTTATCATCACAATCAAAACCCATAGACTTTAGGTACTTGATATGTTTAGCAAGAGCCTCTAGGTAACTCTTCGTAGGTTTTCTTTTCTTTGCCCTACGAATAGCACCACTAGATTGATTTGTGTAAATAATAGCCATTAGTTTACACTTTCTCTTTGTGATTTATCAAACTCTGTTTCTGCCATCTTTTCGGCATAAGTTTTACCAAATACTTTTAAATAAAAATGGTCTCTAGGATTAGGAGCAGAATAAGCTTCTAATAGATTTGTAAAGTTAACATCAACATTATCATAGTATTGTGGATTGTTTTTTCTTAACTCTATGTGGTCTTTACAGAATTGAATACGATTGTCGTATTTCTCTTTCTTGCCTTTTAGGTCTTTTGATTTTGCTACTTCAAACTCAGCAAACAAGTTTTCTTTGCAATAAAACATAATATAATTAGCACCTTTCTCAATTACTAGTTAATATACAGGAACCATCTGGAAATGGCAAGCCTGAAAAAAAGCGTATATTTATTGACTTTCCTCGCCAGGAAAGCTGCCAGGATGCGCCAGGAGAGGCGAATCGAAGCGTCTGCATACTACCGTACCCCCTCTGGAAACGGAAAATTCACTTGATTAATCTCTTTTTGAGCCTCTTCATCAGCCCATTTATCAAAAGCGTCTACCTCATTTTGATGATAAGCGATACACTCCTCAATATGTTTAATGGCAGTATCTTTATCACCAGCCTTAATCAAATTACGAGCCACTTTCAAGTCGTCAATATGTTTTAGGACTTCAATCATTTTTTCTCTCCTTGGTCCTCTGAATTCATTAGTAGTACAATGTAATGTACGGCTTTTAGTAGGTCTTTTCTATTACGACCATCTTTCTTACCAAACCTACACAAATATTTAATTGCATTTGCTTGACAAAAATCTTTATCAATACCTATATCTCTCAATAGGTCTTGCACCTGTGTGCCTTTACTTACTTGAGCATAGTGTTGACCATATGTGCCTTTGATATAATCACCAATCTCTTTCAGTATTTTATCTTCATTATATTTCATTTTTTATATTTCACCTTTGTTATTTTCACTTTAAAGTCATCTAAATGATTTAAATTAGCATGACTATTATTATATATCGCATAAGCTAATGTCGCTGTATGTTCTTTTATTTTTTTATGATATAATTCTTTTGCTTCTTCATAAGTTTTAACAATTGTTTTGGTTGACTTACCTAATGGTCGCCACTCCATAATAGAATAACTATCTGCGTTATCTATAATATTCTTTTCCCAATCTGTTTGATGGCTATTCATTCATCCAACTTTTATCGTTTACAGCGCTTGCTTCAACTTTATCTATCTCGTCAAAGTAACACCAATATGTACCATTTGTAGGACTTTCATCTGTGCCTGTAAATGTAATCGCACCGACATAACCTAAATCAGTATCATAAGTTTTAGCAGATAGAGAAGTTTCACTCTCAGCAGCTATATCATTCTTTTCAGTAGCGATACCGATATTGATTATGGTACCCT